ACAACATAAATACTAGCAAATGGCAAAGACAGTTAGAACACAAGGTGCATACACCATAGAACCAAGTACTGCGGTCGTTACAATAAAGAACGGCATACAGTTCACTCCGGTGGCATTCGCTAGTTTGCCAGGAAGTCCTGCAAACGGAATGGTCGCATTCTTGACCACCGATGGTGCGGGTGCAACCAAAAACAAATTATGCTTCTACGAAACTACTAACAACAGATGGAGTTATGTAGACGACGGAAGTGCTGTGGCAACATCATAGGATAACGGATGAGATACAAAGAAATAGATATCAACATCAAAGCAATCCCAGACAAGGAAGACGAAGCATTATTAAATCAATTAATGGGTGCAAAAGGTGTATCAGTCTCTGACGCCGATGATAAAACAGAAAAGCCAGCAACGGATAACAGTGACAACCCAGGCAAGGTTGCATCAGATGATCCAAACACTGTGCCAGCAGTATATCCACTACAGCAAGAATTAGAATTAAAGAAACAGGAAGCAGGTAAGGATCTTGGACAGTTCTCAAACATAAACCAGGACGCCGATGAAAGGGCCGCAGACGAAGAAGCAAGAGTTGACGAACCGTTGGTTCAACAACCAGAGACTACAGATGGCAACCAACCAGGCGTTCCAAAACAAATGAAGAACAAGGAACCAAAGACAGAAAGTGAATTCATACAAAGACTAAAAACATTGTCTGGCCAAAATTAAGGAGCGTACATGGCATTCAGGAAACTTGTAGGATCTTACAAAGATTACAACCTATCAACACACGTGCTTGAAGACGGCTACCTCGCAGTTGATGTAGACACAGGTAGTTTACGACTAGGTGATGGATCGACAGCCGGAGGTACTGAAATTAGTACTGGTGGAGGCGGTTCTTCAACCAGTCTAGGAGACCTAACAGCAGTCGGATCAACACTGTCAGCACCAAGCAACGCTGACCTTACTCTTGCTGTAGCAGGCACAGGGAACATTGTGTTAACAGGGATAACATTTCCAAATTCAGACGGCAGTCAACATCAAGTCTTGGCCACAAACGGATCAGGAGTGCTCAGTTTTGTTGACAACACTGCATCACTTAACCTTGATGGCGGAGATGCAACATCTGATTACAGTGCAATCGCGGCACTAGATGGAGGCACAGCAGAATAATGCCAACACAGATACAATTACGTAGAGATACAGCCGCTGACTGGACGTCAAATAATCCAACTTTGGCGGCAGGAGAATTTGGCTGGGAGTCGGACACTAACAGATTTAAGATTGGTACTGGGTCAGCAAATTGGACCAGTCTGGAATACGCTGATACATTAAAGTCACTAGGTGACATGACGATCACAGGTTCAACAATTAGTGCACCATCTAACGGTGATTTGACCCTTACAACAGCAGGCTCAGGAGTTGTGCTTGTAAATGATTCGTTCAAGATCGGTTCTGGTGCAACTGTAACCACTATACTCGATGAGGACGCTTTTGGTTCAAATAGTGACACCGCTCTGGCAACACAACAATCAATCAAAGCATATGTTGACGCAAACGCTGGAGGAGACTTGGGAGATATTAGTTTCAACGGAAGTACAATAATATCACCGAGTAATGCAGACATAACTTTATCTCCAAGTGGGACAGGTGGAGTGGTTGCATCAGGATTGCGTTTTAGTGGTACAACCATAAGTGCAGATGATTCAAGCACAGTAAACATAAATGAAGGGTTAATTGTAGATGGCACAGCCACAGTGTCTGGTGCCTTATCATCGTCAACTAGTTTGGCACTTGCAAGTGGTGCCACTGTTACTGGTATCGCTGACGAGGATGACCTTTCAAGCAACAGTGCAACTTTATTAGCAACACAACAATCAATTAAGGCCTACGTAGACACGGAGATTGCCAATGTAAGTATTGGAGATTTAAGTTTTATAGGTTCAACAATAGCGGCTCCTTCAAATGCTGATCTTACTTTGACCTCAAGCAATGGTAACGTTGTGATTGAAGGGTTGAGAGTGTCGGGCACCACTATACAGACTGAGGATTCATCAACCGGGATTGAGATAGCAGGTAACTTGATACCTAGCCAAGACGGTGTTTTCCAGTTAGGATCAAGTTCTAGAAGATGGCAAACATTGTACGTTGCGGCCGAAACAATTGACCTAGGCGGAGCAACAATTTCATCAGATGGATCAGGAACATTGGCGATTGCGGCAACAGGTGCTAGTTTACCAACAGGTTCAAAGATCGGTGAACAACCGCTTGTACTAGCAGGTAAAACAACAAAAACAGGTGCTAGACCAGTGCAAATTGTAAAGGTATTTGTTAGTGACGGTAGCAGTAATTTAACTGATGCACAACTGCTGGCAAAAACAGCAGATCTAGAATTGGAATTCAACGGAACTGTGGAAACTGTGCCTGTTTACACAGAGGCCCAACAGGCATTTACTTTAGCAGACGGAACAGCATTATCTACCAATGCCTCTGGTCCTACGCTATTTCAATTTTAAATTACTACACATAAATACGTAAACAAAAGGAAATGCATCCGGTGAGTGCAAGAAGGCCGGGCACAGAACTAGATTATGGCAGATAAAACACCGGTACGAGTAGTCTTTAATGAATCTAACGTAGCCACTGGAATGGCCGAATTCCAATCAGGCGACACGGTTCCAGTAGCAAATGGTGGTACGGGCCTAAGTGCAATAGGGTCAGCAGGACAATTATTAAAAGTAAATGCGGCAGGAAATGCCTTAGAATTTGCTTCAGATGGTGACTTCACTATCACTAACCTACTTGCTCCATCCAACGCAGACTTGACATTAAAAACATCAGGAACGGGCGGTATAATATTAAATGATATCACTATAAGTGACAACGCGATTAGTACCAACAGAAGCAACGATGACTTCAAAATTAACGCATCAGGAACAGGAACTGTAAACCTTGAGAATTTAAAAATAGGCACTAGTGGTGCAACAGTGACCACCATACTTGACGAAGACAACCTATCCTCAGATAGTGCAACGTCACTGGCTACACAACAAAGTATTAAAGCGTACGTCGACTCAGAAGTGAGTGCTGTAAGCACAACTGCAATAGCCCAGGGTGACAGTAACGTGACTGTTGCAGACTCTGGCACCGGCAACGTAACATTAGAAGTAGATGGTACGGACAGAATTACAATTTTAGCGGCCACTACAACAACTGCCACAGGACACAGTCTAGTTATAGGTGCAGGGAGTAACAGCACAGCAGGACAAATTAAGTTTCTAGAAGGAACGGACAACGGAACAAACGGAGTGACCTTGATTGGTCCAGCGTCAACGGCAGACGTAACAGTAACACTGCCAGCGGCCACTGACACATTAGTTGGTAAAGCAACCACAGACACGTTCACAAATAAAACTTTTGACGTTGAAGGAACAGGTAACAGCATTTCAAATATTGATGTCGCAGATCTAAAATCAGGTGTTTTAGATACAGATCTTACAAGTGTATCTGGATCCGATGACACTCTAGCATCGGCCAAAGCAATCAAAACATATGTAGATGCACAAGTCACTGCACAAGATTTAGATTTCGCTACTGACGATTCCACAGCGTTGAACATAGACCTAGACTCTGAAACACTGCAAGTATCAGGCGGAGCAAACATTTCAACAACAGGTTCTGGTAATACAATTACAATAGCATTAGACACTGCACTGACGGGACTGTCATCAGTGACATCTACTGCATTGGTTACTAATTCAATCAGCTCATCAGATTCAACAGCAGTAAGAATTGATGACGCACTAAACGTTGACGGTGCATTAGATGTTGGTGCAGGCTTCACTATAAGCAATACTACATCAGTCACTTCAATAGTTGATGAAGACGCTATGGGCTCAGACAGTGCTACTGCGTTAGCCACTCAGCAATCGATCAAGGCATATGCGGACACCAAAGCAGTCCTATCAGGATCGACAAACAACCAGATAACGACAGTGACAGGTGCACACGCCATACAGGGAGAATCTAACTTAACATTCGACGGTTCAACACTTGCAGTGGAAGGTGCTGTGACAATATCAGGTGACTTGACTGTGAGTGGGGACACAACAACAGTGAGCTCAACCAACACAACAATCGCAGATAACATCATTGAATTGAACACAGGAATATCTCAGTCACTTAATGATGCTGGTATTATAATTGAAAGAGGATCTACAGGAAACAACGCGGCAATAATCTGGGATGAATCAGCAGACACATTTGTTCTAGGAACTACAACTGCAACCGCTGGCGATAAGTCAGGTGGAATTAGTATTGACGCAGGAAGTTTAAAAATTAATTCTTTAGAAGTTGATGGCGTTACTGTAACAGACAACATCATAACTTCTAACAGTTCAAATGCTGATCTAGAGATCAATGCTAACGGGTCAGGAACAGTAGTATTAGAAAATTTAAGTGTTGCTGGTGACGGAGCGACTGTGACAGGTATCCTAGATGAAGATTCAATGGGATCAGACTCCAATGTAAAACTTGCGACACAACAATCAATCAAAGCATATGCTGACACAAAAGCAACATTGTCAGGCTCGACAGACAACACTATCGCAACAGTAACAGGAGCACACGCTTTACAAGGAGAAGCAAATTTAACTTTTAATGGTTCAACACTTGCAGTGACAGGAGCGGCAACAGTTTCAACTACATTAGGAGTAACCGGTGCTTCAACACTGGACGGTGTAACAATAACAGACAATACTATTTCAACAAATGCCTCAAATGCACCTTTAGAGTTAATTGCTAATGGCACAGGCCCGGTGGTAATCACTTCGGGTGGTGTTGCATTCACTCTGCCAACTTCAGATGGAACAGCCGGACAGGCACTTGTTACAGATGGATCAGGAACTTTAAGTTTTGACACAGTCGCAACTACAATTTCAGATGACACATTAGCAACTGTCAGTAACAACAAATCCCTTGGCACAGCGGCAAGAACCATCGACAGCATAAATGCAACATTTATAGATAGTGCATTTTACTTCTTAGTACACAATGATCTCGTAAATGAGGTGATCAGTGCTGAATGTTTTGCAGTAACAAATAATGATTCAGCATCTTTCTTAGGTAACCGTAGGGGAATCGAGTCCGCCGGCGGAACTACTATACCAACACTTGCTACAGATGTTTCGAATGGACAGTACAGGGTAAGGGCAACAGGAACCAGTGCTGACTGTAAGGCGAGTTTTTACAAAATTGCCATGTCGTCAAGCACAGCAGATGCCACGAGAGGTAACACTGTGACAACTAGCAACACTGACGTTGACTCGGCCTCGGAGTCCATCGATACTTTTGCTCATGCATCATTTAGGGGAGCAAAATATTTTATCAGCGTAGACAACGACAGTAAAACAGAAACGGACGTCGTTGAGGCACTAGTTGTACATGACGGTACAACAGCATATATAACAAGTTATGGACATACTAGATCAGGAAATAATCCATTGCTCGAATTAACAGCGGCAATATCAGGCGATAATGTTGTTTTAAGTGGCGCAGGTTTGGAACCCAATCTTAATCTTACAATACACAAAATTTTATTAAAAGACAACATGACTGCTGAGAGCAACTCCAACCAAAAAGCGTTTGCGGCAGTCACAGTAAGTTCAAGTGCTACAGCCGTGGACCTAATGGACATTGATGAAGCCAACGGTGCTGTTTATTTCATAGTTGGTGCCAACGGTACCGAGGGTGCATACAGCATACAGGAAATTTACACAGCGGCAACACCCGGAGTGCCGGCGGTGGTCAACGGTCCTTATGTGTCCACAAAAGGTACCTCACAACTTGATTTTACAGCGGCTTTTGACACATCTACAGAAAACAGTCTTGAACTTTTTGCATCAAGCACATCAGGTGGTAGCACCACAGTGTCTGGGTACAGAATATCTGCTTTAGCAGGCTAAATATATCTATATTAACAATCATGCGGGAGATATGGAACCATGACAACACGTAACTTTAGAGTTAACAACGGTTTGGAAGTAGGTGATATAACAATATCAGCCTCGGCAAACACAATCACAGGTTTGGCTACAGCGGCACCATCAGGTGACGGTGACGTGTCAAACAAGAAATACGTAGACGATCAAGATGCCTTGATAGCATCTGATACGCTTACATTTACAAACAAAACACTTGATGCCAACGGCACAGGTAATAACCTCTCAAACATAGATGCTGGTAACTTACTATCAGGATTTTTAAAAGATGAGGACAACATGGCATCTAACAGTGCCACATCGGTTGCTTCACAGCAGTCGATCAAGGCATACGTCGACACTGAACTCGGTGCACTATCATCAACAACACTGACATCAGGGGACACGAACTCAACTTTCACAGTTTCCAATACGGCTCAGACAGCAGTTGTAAACAGTGCCACACAGTTGACGATCACTCAAGGTACAGTGAGGGTACACGGAAACTTAACAGTAGACGGTACTGAAACTATTATCAACACAGCAACACTATCAGTTGAAGATAACATAATTGAGGTTAACAGAAATGTTTCTTCAAACTCAGGTATGCCTACAGTTTCAGGATTACAGATCAACAGAGGTGAAGGCTCAAGTGCAACAGAGATGCCATTACTTTGGGCATGGGACGAATCATTCGCGGATGACGGAACAACTATCCATGGCAATGCAGGCGGTGCCTTTACTGCTTTCAGAAGATCAGAGGGTGGATCTGAAGGACCATCAGGTACAGCGGACCTAATTGACATTAGGGCCAACGTAGTACACGCCGTAGCAACTTCGGCTCAGTATGCGGACGTTGCCGAGCGTTTCGAAGCAGACGCTCCAATGACAGCAGGTGCAGTAGTAGAAGTAGGTGGATCAGCAGAAATCACAGAATCAACTTCAGAAATGTCTGAAAACGTTTTTGGTGTTATTTCTGACATGCCAGCATACGCCATGAACGCGGCGGCAGGTAACAATGACTCACACCCATTCGTGGCAATGACAGGAAGAACTCCTGTGAGAGTAACAGGTGCTGTGACAAAAGGTCAGAGACTTGTTACTTCAAGTATTAAAGGTTGTGCTAGAGCAGTAGCGTCAGGTGAGTCAATCTCTCCTTTCAACGTTATTGGTAGAGCATTAGAGAGCTCAACAGACGCAGGTATCAAACTGGTAAACTGTGCGGTGAGAACTAACAACTAATAAATATTCATACTTTTTAGTAGAACAAAAGGCGGCTCTCGGGTCGCCTTTTTTTTTAGTGCTGGTTGATTAAGTAATTAAATCCAAAATAGTTTGTAATTTACCTTTTATAGATTTATTGTTCAAAGTATTCTTTAAACCCATGTGTAGGTTCTTGGGCCAGCATTCAAAAGCAGTCCAACAGTAACCAGAATGTTCTTCATTAAGTCGAGGAATAAATTCAGATTCTATGGCTATGAGATATGTGTGGAAGAAGAACTTCTGATCGTTTGATGTAAACATTTCTAGTGGAATTACTTTTTTAAATTTAGGCAAACTGCCTGTCTCTTCCTCTACTTCACGCTTTAGTCCTTCAAAGGCACTTTCCGAGAATTTAGATTTGCCGCCAACCAATCCCCACATTCCTTGTGTTTTTTTATCCGTTCTTTGCAGGAATAAGAAACGTCTAGTGCTTGTAGAGTAGAACAGGGCACCAGAACATACTATATTTTTTTCCATGTATTATTATAACAATTAAGGAGTAGTTGCGTCAAGGCTTGAGTTGTACCCGGGATCTGCTCCACCGTCTAGCACTATGCTCCAATTGCCTTGTGTGTAAACACCCTCGTATGATTTGACCCATTCTGTGCCATTGAACCTGTACTGAATACCTGTGTTTGAGTTGGTAACGTAGTGTTGTGTGCTGTCTGGGTTCGAAGCGTCAAAGGCTATGTTCCATTTACTTGTTGTGCTGTTGTATTCTATGATGTCACCCACACTCGCCACAAGCGTACCCCAATTAGAACTTTGAAAACTTGCTGTTGAATCTCCCACATCGTTTATGACCAAGTATCTGTCGCCGTTTGCAGGAGAGCCTGGGTCAAATGTTGCTGGATTTATGATCTTTTTGACTGCGGTCAGTGTGTTGCTTGGTATTGTATCATCGTCTATGGTATACAATAATATTGTGTCATCCAGTGACGTTGTTGCGATTGTGCCGATGATCTCATTTCCATTTGGTTGTGTCAATCTTATCTGTGATGTACCATTTGTTACTTTTCCGTACTGATCTAACAATACCTTCCAGTTGACTGCAGGACCAAACGTTTCGAACGGATCAAAGTTGTTAGGTTCGTTTGCACCTGATTGGAATCCATCACCGCCTGACTTGACATTTGTGCCTGTTGACCCTAGCAATCTTAACTGGTTTCCTGTGACTAACAAACCAAAATTGTTTGGTGTAATGTAACTTCTAGATGTAAGTTCTCCGTCTATCAGACCTTTTGCTATTCCTCCGTCGTCGTCGTATATGCTCATAATGATCTTTTGTACAACACCTAATTTCTTAACTTTCACAGGCGGAGATAGCCATATTGGCATTGAAAAAGTCATAGATGCAACATCGATCTCAGATTCTGCACCCACAGGTATCGTTCTCGAACTGAATGTTGTGCCTGTTAGTTCCACATAACTTAAACTGGTCCAGTCGATGTAGTTGTCGGTTTTTTGTATTTCAAAGTCAGGATTGAACAAGTATAATATCTGTTCCATTATCTGTAGTTTTTGGTCTGTGTTTGATGAAAAAATATCTGCTGTGACTTCTAATCTGAAAGGCGAAGGCATAACTTTCTCAACTGTGTATCCTGCACCCAATTCGTTTGTATAGTTGCCGTCCGCATCTATACCTCTTTCCCTCAGGTGTTGCTTTTCTATGTGATAAGGATTTTGCATTCTTTCCCTATCGTAATTCAATTCTCTTACATAACACGCAATTTTAGGGGCATAGTTAAGTGCATTCTCACTGTTATTCCTTATGATGTTCGCAACCTGCCTTGTTGGATCTCCGTAAACGACAGGCACTGCCCTTAAACTGATAGAATCATCTTTGCCCCTACCTGTCTCTACAGAAAAATTACTCAAGATCCTAATGAATTGAGTGAGAAATTTCCTAACCTGTCCTTCGTAAAAATGTAGCATTAATTGTCAGCCTTTGGTTTCAAAGCATCTGTCAACGACTGTCTTTGTGTAACTGTTAAACCATTTATAGTTGATTCTGTTGTGTTGTTTACAAAACTTGTTTTGTAGTTGCTTCTAGAATCAGTGTTCGTTGTAGTTATTCTCACACTGTCCTCTATTTTGACCCATCTGGTTCCATCATAACGGAACAATCTGTTTGGTAAGAAGTCTGTCCTCAAGAAGTAATCTCCTTGATCCACACCAGACGTTGGAAATGATATTCCAAAACCAGCAGGGTTTCCGTTAGGTGCAACACCGTCTCCATCTAGATAGAAACCATAGTGAGAACTTGCCGGAGTGTCTATTGTTGCATTTACAGTGTTATCACTGCTGGCCCTTTGATCTTCTGTGTTAACATTTTCGGTACGTATGTTTCCTCTTTCATCTATCGGTGCCACATAATATTGTTTGTAATTGAATCCTGACTTAGGTGCGTCTGCTTCTGCTTGAGCAACAACCTGATCATTGATACTTTTTTCTCTGTTATACGTGCTCATGTAACTGGCAACAGAACCTTCTGTTGTCGCGTCACCGATTACATCTCTGAATTCCTGAGAGTCCACTAGTGTTTTCATTTTCAATCTTAGCAAGTGTGGCCACCAAGTCTGCGAGAATCCTTCGGCCGCTCTGTTTACATCTTCAACCACATAGTATCTTTTCAGTGCTATAGGCACACTCTCATCTAACGAATAATCTTCTTTCATGTGTGGGAATTCAATGACATCACCACTCATTGGCTTTCTTCCAATTCTTTCTACGATGTCATTCAAATGAACAGTGAGGAATAATGTGTCATTCTGTAAGAACATGCCAAACTGCGATAGATTAAAGTCTGCATCTTGCACGTTGTATATTCCTCTAACAACATAGACATCATCTGAATATTTTCTATCTCTGTTTTCTAGAAATAATAAATCTTGTATAGTTCTCTCGTTCAAACTATCACCAGAATACTGTGGTTGTGTGGGAGATGCCGCTCCGTCCTTGTTTGTGTCTCCCTGGTCGTAGGGACCTAGGTATTTGTGTAGGTGTAGATCTGTGCCGCCCACCTGAAACATCTCGTTGATGTTGCGATCAAAGAACTTGTAGTCGTTGCCCTTTTCAGGCTTAAAAATGGATAATCTTGGCATATCATACATATTTATTGCCTAGGCAATGACTATAAATATGAGTATGTCAGAACTACAAACAGGACAACAGGAAATTTTCGATTACGTTAAGAACAATCTCGGTGACGGGATGATTGATGTGGAATTGGACCCAAAACACTATCAAACGGCACTGGAAAGAGCAGTCAACAAATTTAGACAGCGATCATCAAATGCCGTGGAAGAATCATATGCGTTCCTAGAATTAAAGAAAAATCAAAATTCATATATTTTACCAGATGAGATAATCAACGTGAGAAATCTAAACAGAAGAACTGTTGGGTCACGAACTGAAGGCGGTGAAGGTGGAACATTGTTTGAACCATTCAACTTGGCATACACAAATACCTACTTGTTGAGAGCAGGTGCAACCGGTGGATTGGCAACTTACTACGCTTTCGCATCATACCAAGAAATGATAGGGAAGATGTTTGGGAGTTTCATACAGTTCCATTTTGATGTTGCAACTAAAAAATTGACTATCACTCAAAGACCTAGGGCAGATGACGAGACCGTGCTTATGCACACTGATAACTTTAGACCAGACATAACTTTGTTTAAAGACATATATTCAAAACCATGGATCAGAGATTACACACTTGCTGTGTCTAAAATAATGTTAGGCGAAGCAAGAGGCAAATTCAATACCATCGCAGGACCACAAGGAGGCACGACGCTGAACGGTGATGCACTCAAGAGCGAGGGCCAAGCAGAGATAGAAAGATTGGAAGCAGACATAGGAAACTTCCAAGAGGGCGGAACGCCACACAGTTTTGTTATTGGTTAATCCTCACCAAACATCATTTAAATACCTAGCATGAAAGACTCCCATCACAGAAATTATTCTGACCTCTCGCTGGATGATCTAGAACAACTAGTACAGGAATTGGAAACAATGAGCATAAAAGCGTTGAAAGAACGCAAGAAAACCTTGAGAGCATCAATATTGAAATCTGTAAGAAAAGCAATCAAAGAGATTGAAAAACGTTTAAAAAAATAGTATAATAATCCTATGTTAATAGGTATAGTAGGTTTAATAGGTTCTGGTAAAGGAACAGTTGCAGACAGACTTGTAGAACGACACGGATATCAAAAAGATAGTTTCGCAAAAAGCCTGAAAGATGCCGTGGCATCCATGTTCAACTGGGACAGGGCTCTTCTCGAAGGAGACACGGAATCCAGCAGACAATGGAGAGAACAACCAGACGAGTTTTGGAGCAATAAATTTGGCAAGCCAACTACTCCGAGATGGGTTTTACAATACTTTGGCACGGAAGTGATGCGTGGTCAGATGTACGACGGTATCTGGGTGGACAGTTGCATTGGCAGATACAAAGGGCAAGACACCGTGATAGCAGACACAAGATTCCCCAACGAAGTGAAACAGATCAGGGCACGTGGAGGCAAGATCATACTCGTAAAAAGAGGACAAGATCCGGATTGGTTCGTTGATTACACAGAGGGCAACATAGAACCAAAAGGCATACACAGTTCAGAATACGCCTGGGCAAAGGAAGAGTTTGATTTCGTCATTGAGAACAATGGGACGAAGGAAGAACTATATGCTAAAATTGACAGCCTAATCGTCAGCGACGAGATCACCGACACGCCATCCCAATCTACGGGTACTGGTCAACCGTTGGCAATTGGCGCAAACAGTTTTTAGATTAGTAGACGCAGTATTCCTCAGATCACCATCCACAAACAGCACATCCAGTTGTGCCTTATCTTGTGCTTTGAATCCGCACAGTTCACATTTCTTGTGTTTCTTGTATCCGGATCTTTGCAGTGCTGTCACACCGCCAACCCTCTTGCCGGCCCGTTTCCTGATACAGGTGTCGCACCGACTACGCCAATACACCCTGCCATATCTCTTGTAGGCATAGGCTCTGGGCTTGGTATTGCACTCCGTACACAACGGTCTGTCTTTGTACTGCATGTGTGTATTTACGTCGCCTATATAGGCACCTGGAAAACGGTAAATTATGTCAACAAAACCGTATGATTGAATAAATAACTCTAGTATATACGTAACTTGCAAGGAGAATACGAAAAATGGCATTAACATCACCAGGAGTAGAGGTTTCAGTAATAAACGAAAGTTTCTACGTACCATCAGATGCGGGTACAACACCACTATTCATAGTAGCATCATCACAGGACAAGCAAAATGGAGCAGGCGACGGCACTGCTGTAGGAACACAGACTGCAAACGCCAACACTGCTTATTTGATCTCGTCTCAGAGAGAATTAACAGAGACTTTCGGAGATCCGAAATTCTACACAGACGCATCAGGAAATAGCATAAACGGTTATGAACTGAACGAGTATGGCTTACAAGCGGCATACAGTTTCTTAGGAGTTGCCAACAGAGCATTCGTACTAAGAGCAAACGTGAACACAACAGAATTAGTTGGAAGTGCCTTGGCACCTACAGCGGCCCCGGCAGATGGCACATACTGGTTTGACCTTGCATCAAGCAGTTACGGTTTATTCGAATGGTCACAGACTAATCAAACATTCACAGCAATTACTCCAACATTGATAACATCGACTAGTGATCTAGTTGGTACGGTGAGCACTGGTGCACCTAAGACTTCAATCGGTGTAATTGGTGATTACGCAATAAACACAACACACGTAACAAACAAAATCTACAAGAAAACAGCAAGTAACACTTGGGTACATATTGGTTCTACTGACTGGCACACATCATTACCGGTAGTGACAGTTGCTTCAGGAACAACGGTTACTAGTGGTCAAAAAATCACAATCAACGGTGTTGAAATCACTTACGGTGGGACAGCATTGTCAGATGTTGCAACAGCAATTGGATCTAACGTAACAAACGTCACAGCAAGTGTGAACAGCACAACAGGTAACTTAGAAATCTTCCACAACGGTAAATTTTTAGGTGACTCAACAGCGGGTGCAAACACTATCAGATTCGAACCAAACACAGGAACTGGATTAGCAGATCTAGGAATCACTGCTGGCACATACAACGGTGTTCAACTTTTACAAGCGGCACACACAAGCAGACCAACTTGGAAAACTGCAGACGAGAACAGACCTAACGGTTCAGTTTGGTTCAAGACTACAAGTGCAAACTCAGGTGCATCTCTTGTTGCTAAACTTTACAGTACAGCAAGTGCTAGTTTCTCAACAATTTCTAGTCCACTTCACAGTAATCATCACTCAGCAATCTTTAATCTAGATCCAGCGAACGGTGGAACTGGTTTAGCAGTTGGAAACTTATATGCACAGTACAATGTAACTGAAGAAAGCATGGGAGCAGACAGTTTAGCAGGAGTAGACTCAACTGGAAATGTTGCAGACTTCCAATTCTTTAGATACGAAGGCGGTGCTACTACAATTACAAGTAACACAACTTCACCGACTTTCACAAGTTCAGAAACTTTTGAAATTCAAGAATCAGTTAAGAACCAAGAAGCATTAAACAGTGCAGTAACAGTAACACTAGGTGGTACAGGTGCTGATGACTTTATCGCGGCAGTGAACGGTGCAGGTTTAACAAACGTGAGTGCAAGTAAATTAAGCACAGGTGCGATCACTATGACACACGCACTGGGTGGTGAGTTCAGAATGTTTGACACATCAGGAACACCATTAGCAGATGCAGGTTTCAGTGCAACGACGGCACACGCTTACGGAACATTCACAGCAAACAGTTCAACTTTGCTTGACAACTTGTATGACCTACCAACAGGTGAGAGCCTTGACTCAAGTGCTAACACAGGTATCATGGCAAGTAACTGGAAGAGATTAAGTTACACTGCGTCTACAAGTTCGCCAACTCTAGAACCAGCGGACGGTACACTATGGTACCACACTGCAACTGACGAGGCAGACATCATGGCACACAATGGAACTACTTTCGTTGGATATGCAACAGCATACTCAACCACAGACCCAAATGGTCCACAGTTCAGTGCAACAGCACCAACTACACAGTCAGACGGTACTGCACTTGTAACTAACGACTTATGGATTGACACTAGTGATTTAGAAAACTATCCAAAACTTTACAAATACAACACAGCGGCAACGTTGACTTCAACGAACACATCTAACCAAGTGGCAGTTACCACTTCAGGTGCGGCGTGGGAGTTGGTAGACAAAGCAGACCAAACAACAGAAGACGGTATCGTGTTCGCAGATGCTAGATTGCACACAGCGGCAGACAAGACAGACTCATTGTCAACAGGCGGTGCAGGAACTTCTAGTAGCATCAAAGATTTATTAAGCGATGGCTTCTTAGATCCAGATGCTCCAGATCCAGCAAACTACCCACAAGGTATCATGTTATGGAACACAAGAAGATCTGGTTACAATGTTAAGGAATACAAAAACAGTTACATCACAACTACGAAATATCCAGGAAGCGGCGCAACTGGTTTAGGTAACATCAGACAAAGTAACGAGAGCGTATCAACTTACTTCCCTGACAGATGGGTTACTAAATCAAGCAACAACGCAGACGGTTCTGGTTCTTTCGGTAGAAAAGCACAGAGAAAAGTGATCGTTGAACAACTTAAATCAGAGATCGACACTAACCAAGCAATCAGAGAAGACCAAAGAGGTTATAACGTGATTGCAACACCTGGTTACCCAGAGTTGATCCAAAACATGATTAACCTAAACACAGACAGAAACAACACAGCATTTGTAGTTGGTGACACTCCATTTAGACTGGAAGGCACATCAACTTCAATCCAAGACTGGGCTAACAACACAGCGTCAGCACTTGACAACGGTGAAGACGGTCTAGTGAGCTCAAGTGATTTCTTGGGTGTGTTTTATCCATCTGGTCAAACAACAGACAACACAGGTAAATCAATCGTTGTTCCACCATCACACATGATGATGAGGACACTAGCAAACAACGATAACATCGCTTTCCCATGGTTCGCACCATCAGGAACAAGAAGAGGTGTTGTTGACAATGCCACATCAGTTGGTTACATTGACACAGCGTCTGGAGAGTTTGAAACAATATCTGTTACGGAGTCAGTGAGAGATTCAATGCATGAAGTGAAAGTGAATCCAATCACTTTCTTCTCAGGTGCAGGGATCGTTAACTTTGGTAACTTGACTAAAACAACGGCAAGTTCTGCATTAGACAGGATCAACGTTTCGAGATTGGCAGTGTATCTAAGAACACAACTGGATGCAATCGCTAAACCATTCATCTTTGAACCAAATGATGAACTGACTAGAAACGAGATCAAGGGTGCAGTTGAATCATTCTTGTTGGAGTTGACAGGTCAGAGAGCATTGTATGACTTCCTAGTAGTATGTGATGAGACAAACAACACTTCTACAAGGATTGACAGGAACGAACTGTACGTGGATATAGCAATTGAGCCAATCAAATCAGTTGAGTTCATTTATATTCCACTAAGAATCAAAAACACAGGAGAAATTGCAAATTTAGGGAACTAATTTTGGAATAAATAGGAGAAACAGATGGCAATATCAACTTTATCAAAATTTACAGTACCTTTAGCAAACGATCAGAGTGCCGCATCACAGGGTTTATTGATGCCAAAACTACAGTATCGTTTCAGAGCAATACTTGAAAATTTTGGAGTATCAACACCAAGATCAGAACTTACAAAACAAGTGGTGGACATAACAAGACCACAATTATCTTTTGACAACGTGACACTAGACGTGTACAACTCAAAAGTTTACGTTGCAGGTAAACACACTTGGGAAGCAATCACAATCACATTGAGAGATGACGTCAACAACTCAGTTACTAAATTGGTTGGCGAACAGATCCAGAAACAGTTTGATTTCTTTGAACAGAGTTCAGCGGCATCTGGTATTGACTACAAATTCACAACTAGAATTGAGATGCTAGACGGTGGTAATGGAGCAAGTGCACCAAATGTGTTAGAAACATTTGAATTGTATGGTGCATATGTTGAGAACGTTAACTACAACTCACTGGCATACGCAACATCAGATCCAGCAACTATCACGATGCAGATCAGATACGACAACGCGATCCAAACCCCAACAGGAACAGGAATTGGAACAGCGGTATCTAGAACGATCGGTACTCTAAGTACAGGTGGTGGACAGTAATACAAAAAAATTAAGTAAGCAATTATAACATCAAAAGCGTCTTTATAGGCGCTTTTTTTGTGGCCATAAATACGTGTATGCCAAGCATCAACAACTTCCTAAAAGGTTTCCAGGACGGACTACCGGGTATGAAAGACTACCAACACGCATCGAGATTGTATCTAGACGACAATTTCAAGTTGATGCCCAAACAGAAGTTCCTGTTCCACGTGGTTTTCAACACAGACGAGACCCTGTTCGTTGACGGCTTCAACGCCAACGAGAGATACCAACTGAACATGTTGGTCAAGCAGTGCGACCTCCCAAAATACAACATGAGCTACGAGGAGAAAACACAGTACAACAAGAAGATGTATAATGCGACAAGAATAGCGTACGAACCTGTGAACATAACATTCCACGATGACCACGCAGATACCGTGAACGCATTCTGGAAGAAATATTATGAGTATAACATAGCGGACAGCATAGGGATGAACAGTGATCTTACAATAAACAACACCAAGGATGATTACTATAACTTTGGCGATGCGAGACAGACCACCAAGTTTGGTATGGATACACCGAGGCGGAGGCAGAAACCTTATTTGAAAGGAATTGAGATCTTCGTGTTACACAAGAAACGTTTCACATCAATGACACTGGTCAATCCTGTGATTGGTTCATTCTCACACGACAATCTAGATCAGGCGGATGGTGCAGGCGTAATGAACAACACCATGCAGATCCTATATGAGACTGTGATCTATAAATCAGGCATAGTGAACAAGAACAACGTACCAGGATTTGCAACGATCAACTATGACAACTCTCCTAGCCCATTAACTGTACTGGGTGGTGGCACAAACAGCATATTTGGACCAGGAGGCATTGTGGATGGTGTAGGTTCAGTGATCAGGAATGTAAACAATGGGAACATATTAGGTGCAATACTATCAGCATCTAACACATATAATAATGCTAAAAAAATTAAAAAATCAGATGTCAAGGAAGAATTAAAAGGTATAGCCAAAGACGGAATACTTGAAGTTGGCAAGCAGGCGGGGTCAATTACCAATCCCGTGGCCCAGTTCTCGGTTGGTGCGGCCGTAGTGGGTGCAACTGCTCTTGCTTCGGCAAGGGGAACCGCGGACAACAATAATCAAGCCAATAACACAGTGATCATAAATTCCACAGTAGATACCGTGAACTTCTTGGGTCCAGACGAATCATTCTATCTAGTGTCTAATGACACGAATGTCAGAGACGAGATAGCGGCCGGCATATATTTCAGAGACATAGGTTCTCGTAAAGGCCAGACAGTGGCACAGTCTAATCTAGAATATGAATCATCATCTACAAACGTAAAAAATGTGTATTCTAACAAAGCAATAACAGATGTAAGAAGACTAGTCACAGAGGGCTATATAAAAATTGAAAGACAAACACAGGATGTTGAAATAGCAACGGAGAAGGCGACAATATAATGGCTGAATTCTATACTAACCTACCACCAAAAGACAAAGATGAATTACAAAAAACTGTGGACAAACTGACCACGACTGCCTATGAGACTGACTATGAATTCAATGTGGGCGACTATGATAGTACAATAGCGTTCTTTGTCAAACGTGACTTCTCTAGGACAGCGGCCGAATCGACAGCATATGCAATACTGTCACAGGCCAAGATAGACAACATCAAACCACAACAAATTCTAGACCAATTGACACACGCCACACCGGTACTGTTGTCTGAGTTGATGACAATAATATTAAACGCCAACAGATACAAGTCAAGTAGGCTGGGTGTGAGGAAAACACTGGCCACCAAAGAGACGGTATCTAGAAACATCATAGACTAATGTTACCGAGATTTGCTAGGGGCAAGTTCTCTCCCAAGAATCAAGAGAAATACGTAGGAACAAAAACACCAACATACAGATCAAGTTGGGAACACTCTTTCATGAGATTGTGTGACGAACACCCGAACGTGTACCAATGGGCATCTGAATCTATAAAAATTCCATATCGCCATCCATTCACAGGCAAGTACACAGTGTACGTGCCAGACTTCTTCATAGTGTACCAAGACAAGGAAGGTCGCAAACATGCAGAGATGGTAGAGGTTAAACCCATGAGCCAGACATCAATGGAAGCCGCGGGCAAGAGCATGGCCAAGAAGAAACAGGTCGTAATAAACATGGCCAAGTGGGAGGCCGCAAACGCATACGCTAAACAGAGAAAGATAAGATTTAGGGTGGTGTCAGAAGAACAGTTGTTCCACAATGGCAAACGTAAGTAAATACGACAATGACAAAGAAACTAGAAGACATCCTTAATTTACCAAATGTCAAAGAGGCATTCAAAGAAGTAGACAAGAAGGAAAAAGACAAGAAGATCAAAGAAGCAAACGGTCAACACGCATCAGCAAAAAACCTAGATCCACAGACACAGAAGAATCTACAGAAAAGTTATGCAGAGTTCGACAAGGTCGCGGCCGCACTGCCACAGGTAAAAGGGTTGGGAGAACTGTCAGACTTAGAACTAGACAAACTGGCCATAGAAGCCGAAGAGAGTTACAAGAATTTAATGGATCTTGGCATGAATGTTGACTCCAGGTACTCAGGGCGTATATTTGAGGTTGCTGGAAACTTCCTACGTAACGCCATAGACGCCAAAAGCGGCAAGATCGACAAGAAGCTCAAAATGATCGAATTACAACTTAAAAAGCAGAAATTAGATCAGGGCAATAAAGACGGTGGGCCAGTGGAGGAAAGCGACGGATTTGTGATATCTGATCGTAACGAATTAATGAAGAAACTACTTAAAAAAGACTAAATATTGCATATGAGCACGTTTCAAGACTACCTAACAGAATCAACAAAGTCATATGACTACAGAATAAAGATTGCCGGCGAGCCAAAAGACATTGACAAGAATGCTTTAGAAACAGCACTGCAAAAATTTGATCTTGCTAGTATGTCAGCAGGCAAAAGCACACCAATTATGACTTTGCCCTTGGACTTTCCAAGATTAAGCAACGAACAAGTTACTATTTTTGATGTTACAACAAACTACCCAGAGTCACCGAGAGTGATGCATGAGTACCTTTCGGACTTACTAAGGATTCCAATGACACACATGGTTGTCAGGAAACCAGGTGAGCCGACAGAAGAATACCAAGACGACATGCAGGTTGCTAAGAAGTCTGAATTAGCAAATAAGATAACAGACGTAGAAACAAAATTCCAAGAGCATCCAGTTAAAGGTGAAGAGCACTTTGGTGACAAACACAACATGAGTCTTCTTAAAGAATTATTAAAAGACAAAGAAGACAGATACGAAATTGTAAACGGCAAAGACAACAAAACACAAGATGCAATGAGCAAAGAAGAAGTAGGAACACCAAGTCCGTTCTCAAAAATCACAAAAGCACACCCAATAGAAGGAAAGAAATAGTTATGGAAATGATCGACGTATTAACAAAGTTAAAAGAAATAGCAGAATCAAAACCTGAGTTGGTCAAAGACGCAGTAGAAAACGTTGAGAAGACAAATCCAAAAGCAGTTACTGAAGGTGGCATGAAAGACTACTTGCACGACGAAGCAGAGAAACTTTCAAGAGAAGAATTCTTAAAGAAACACGGTGAGAGCTTGGCAGGTTTCTATGATGCAATCAATGGCACAGAAGAAGCAGTTGAAGGCAAAATGCCGGCCGGTCTAAAAGCATACCATGACAAAAAAGCAGGCAAAGAAGACAAAAAAGAAACTGTGAAAGAGGATATTAAAATCTCAGCAGACAGTCCACAAGAGGCGTCGATGATGATGCAAATCTTGAAACTAGCAGGTGTTCAACAGGTTGACCCAAAAATGATAGGTGCAGACGAGCCAGAACATGATCACAGCGATGACGATGCGGCGGGTTCAATGGACATGGCTAGAATGAGAGACATAATCAAGAATCCTGAAGACGAACAAAAAGAGGAAACGTTTGCAAACGAACCAGAAGAAAAAGTTCAAGACGTTGACAGTTTAGTAAACAAACACTCCGGTGGTTTGAACAGACAGAAGGCACAGTTTGCAAAAGCACAAGATGGAGACAACGCTATGGCAGTGACCAAAGAAGACCAAGTCACTGAAGAAGATTTAGCAAACAGTCTTAGAACACAGTACGAAAGTTTCAAAACAGCATATCAAGAAGCGGCTAAGCCTGACTTCTTGGACATGGACAAAGATGGCGACAAGAAAGAACCAATGAAAAAAGCCATCAAAGACAAAGAAGCAAAGTAATACTTTTCTACACAACCAAACAGCGTTAAATACTATACCATGGCGTATGTATCACTAGATAGCGACCAGATCAAGAAGGCGCACAAGAAACACAAATACAGCAAGTCTCAAGTAGAACAGCTCGAGAAATGTATGGATCCCAAAACAGGTCCATTGTTCTTTATGAAAACATTCATGAAGATACAGCATCCTGTCAAAGGATCAATGCCGTTCGAGCCATTCCCATACCAAGAGAGACTGATCAACAGTTACAATGATCATAGATTTTCAATTGCCATGTTACCCAGACAGACGGGCAAGACAACATGTGCATCCGGTTTCCTAATATGGTATGCCATGTTCAGGCCAGATTCACAGATACTAATCGCGGCACACAAATACGCAGGAGCATCAGACATCATGTCGAGGGTGCGTTATGCTTATGAGATGTTGCCAAGTTGGATTAAAGCAGGTGTTACACAGTACAACAGGAACAGCATAGAATTTGACAACGGATCAAAAATTATGGCAACTACTACAACTGAAAACACAGGTAGGGGTATGTCACTTACATTAATCTACTGTGATGAGTTTGCGTTCGTGCAACCACCAGAAAAAGCCAAAGAATTTTGGACTTCACTATCTCCGACATTGAGTACAGGTGGTAAGTGTATGATTACATCAACCCCAAACAGTGACGAAGACCAGTTCGCATTGATCTGGAAAGAAGCAAACAAGAGATTTGATGAGTACGGCAATGACAAACTAGTTGGCACCAATGGGTTTTATGCCATGAAAGCACACTGGTCAGAACACCCAGACAGGAACGAAGAGTGGGCGGAGGCTGAAAAGGCCAGGATTGGTGATGAGAGATTCAGGAGGGAACACGAATGTGAATTCTTGATTTTTGATGAGACACTTATAGATAGTATACATTTAGCAGACATGGAGGCCTCGGCCCCCGTGGAGACAACAGGGCAGGTACGTTGGTTCAAACGTCCAACACCAGGAATGACCTACATGGTATCGCTTGATCCCAGCATGGGTACAGGTGGAGATTACGCCGCAATACAGATTTTTGAATTGCCTACGTTTGAACAAGTGGGTGAGTGGCATCACAACACTACGCCAATGAATCAACAGGTAAGGATCCTGCAAAGCATCACAAAACATCTCCATGATACAATAATGGAAAAAGATGCGTCGGCAACACCACAAATATTCTATAGCATGGAGAATAACTCACTAGGCGAGGCCGCACTTTTAAGAGTGATGGATATTGGCGAAGAAAATATAATGGGTATGTTCTTGTCAGAACCCATAAGAAAAGGGCACAGAAGAAAATTTAGAAGAGGATTCAACACCACAGCAAAACACAAGATAGACGCATGTACAAAATTCAAAGAACTTATAGAGAACAATAAAATGAAGATAAACTCGCAGTTGCTGATATCAGAACTTAAAGACTTTGTAGCATCAGGAATGAGCTTCAAGGCTAAACCTGGACAGCACGATGACCTAGTTAGCTCGTGTTTATTAATGACACGTATGATGAAAGTTTTAGCAGATTTTGACCCAAAAATATTCGAAAAATGGACGGATAGGACAAGCGAGATAACACCCATGCCCATATTTGGATCGTTCACAGGATAATAAATACACTATATGAACCCAAAAAACTCCGAAGATCTATTCAACAAGATAAGATCACAGTTCTCAAACATCAGACTGGGCGACGAGAACGGTGCCGCTACAGCCGATCCAAGCAGTGCAGTATTCTTTGAATTCGAATTCCAAGAGGATGCAGATACGTTTGGTAGTGTGAGCATAAGCCTAGCAGACGGTGAGAACATGAAAGTGTATTACAACAGGGATCTAGTTAGCAAGATTGACGAGGACAGCAGAGACGAATGGTATGCATTCCTTAAAGAGTTAAAAGACTTCGCAGTGGAGCATCAAATGAGATTTGACGTTAGGGATATCACCAAAAACAACCTAACGAAGCAGGACTATGAAAATCTTGCAGATACGAACAAAACGGTAAATACTGATGAAATGTCAGAAGAACTAGCAAGAATCACTAAACTAGCAGGTGTTACAGAAGGCCTAACAGGCACTGC